GAAGCAAAACAAAGTCTTTTTAATTTAACTAAGATATACGAGCAAATAGACTACAATGATAGTTTAAACAACGCCGCAAACTTAACACAAGGAAGTTTTAACTGGACAAATGGAGTTAAAGATACTAGTGTTATGTTTTATCCAAATAATGAAGGTAGATTTAAAATAAGTTGGGTACCACCTAAAAATTTACAAAATCGAGTGATTATAAAAAATGGAATTAAATATCCTGGTAACGAGCACGTTGGAGCTTTTGGCTGTGATAGTTACGACATTAGCGGTACTGTTGATGGTAAAGGGTCTAATGGATCACTACATGGATTAACTAAATTTTCTATGGAAGATGCTCCTAATAACCATTTCTTTTTAGAATATATAGCTAGACCACAAACAGCTGAAATATTTTTTGAAGATGTTCTTATGGCTTTAGTATTTTACGGCATGCCTATTCTTGCTGAAAACAACAAACCAAGATTATTGTATTATTTAAAGCGTAGAGGTTATAGAGGTTTTTCTATGAATCGTCCGGACAAACTTATAAATAAATTATCTATAACAGAAAGAGAAATAGGTGGAATACCTAACTCAAGTGAAGATATTAAACAAGCACATGCTGCAGCAGTTGAAAGTTATATAGAAGGTTTTGTAGGTGCTAAAGAAAATAACTACGGTGATATGTATCATCAAAAAACACTGGAAGATTGGGCGATTTTTAATATAAATAATAGAACTAAACATGATGCAACTATTAGTTCTGGACTTGCTATAATGGCTTGTAATAAAAATTTATATAGACCAGTTCCACAAAGAAATATTAACAAAATAAATCTTGGTATTAGAACTTATGACAATACCGGTGCAATATCAAAAATTAATTAATATATATGCAAGCTACCACTACATATAGTACATTTCCAAATCAGGTCGTACCTGCAGCAGAGAAAGCTACTTACGAGTATGGGTTGAAAGTTGCGAGAGCTATTGAAGGTGAATGGTTTAGAAATTCACAGGGTGTTGGTTATAGATATATGACTAACTATAATAATTTTCATAATTTAAGACTTTATGCTAGAGCTGAACAGCCAGTACAAAAATATAAAGATGAACTAGCTATAAACGGTGACTTAAGCTATTTAAATCTAGACTGGAAACCAGTGCCTATTATTCCTAAGTTTGTAGATATAGTTGTTAATGGAATGTCTCAAAGATCTTATGAGGTGAAAGCTATGGCCCAAGATCCTGTTTCATTAAGAAAAAGAACTCAATATGCTCAACGTATTATGATGGATATTGAAGCTAAAAAGTTTAATGAAATGGTAATGCAACAGTTTGGTATAGATTTATCTGAGTCAACTGCTAAAAATACGCCTGAAACTTTAGATGATATTCCAGCACATATGCAGATGGATTATAAGCAGTCTATAGAAGTTGCAGAAGAAGAACTTATACAACAAGTATTAGATAAAAATAAATATCATTTAATTAGAAAAAGATTAAATTATGATTTAACTGTATTAGGTATATCTTGCGTAAAAACATCTTGGAATCCAGCTGAAGGTATCGTTATTGATTATGTAGACCCAGCTAATATAGTTTATTCTTACACTAACGATCCTAATTTTGAAGATGTATATTATGTAGGTGAAGTTAAAAACGTTCCTATAGTAGAACTTAAAAAGCAATTCCCAAGCTTAACTCCAGAGCAAGTTAAAAAACTACAGAACTATACAGGCAATACAGCTTATTCTCCTAACTTTAATGGTAGGTATGATCAGAATACTGTTCAAGTATTATATTTTGAGTGGAAAAGTTATATAGATCAAGTATTTAAAATAAAGACTACTGCTACAGGGTTAGAAAAAACTATAGAAAAAGAAGATACATTTTTAGAAGTTAAAGAAACAGATAACTTTAAAAAAGCTTCTAGGTCAATTGAAACTTTATATAGCGGAGCTAAAGTACTAGGTATGGAGGAAATGCTTGACTGGCGTTTAGCAGAGAATATGACAAGACCATATGCTGATACAAGTAAAGTAAATCTTAGTTATACTATAACAGCTCCACGTATGTATCAAGGTAGAATAGAAAGTTTAGTAAGTAGAATTACTGGTTTTGCTGATATGATACAATTAACACATTTAAAGTTACAGCAAGTAATGTCTCGTATGGTGCCTGATGGTGTATATCTAGATATGGATGGTTTAGCAGAAGTTGATCTTGGTAATGGTACTAATTATAATCCAGCTGAAGCAATAAATATGTATTTCCAAACTGGTAGTGTTATAGGTAGAAGTTTAACGCAAGATGGTGAAATGAATAGAGGTAGAGTACCTGTTCAAGAACTTCAATCATCTTCTGGTGGTGCTAAAATTGGATCATTAATTCAGACATATAATTATTATTTACAAATGATAAGAGATGTAACTGGGTTAAATGAAGCTAGAGATGGTAGTAATCCTGATAAAAATTCATTAGTAGGTTTACAAAAATTAGCAGCTGCTAACTCTAATACAGCTACTAGGCATATACTTCAAGCTAGTTTATATTTAACTTTAATGACTTGTGAAAATATATCTTTAAGAGTTAATGACTCTTTAATGTTTCCTCTTACTAGAATGTCTTTAATTAATAGTATATCTAATTTTAATACTAATACATTAGATGAGTTAATGAAAGTAAACATACATGACTTTGGTATATTTATAGAGTTAGAGCCAGACGATGAAGAAAAAGCAACACTAGAACAGAATATACAAGTAGCTTTATCTACTCAGTCTATAGATCTAGAAGATGCTATAGATATTAGAAATGTAAACAACCTTAAACTTGCTAATACTTTATTAAAGAAAAGAAGACAAGAAAAACAAGCTAAAGATCAGCAATTAAAGTTACAGCAAATACAAGCACAAGGACAAGCTCAAGCAGAAACTGCAGAAAAAACAGCATTAGCAGAACTTCAAAAGCAAGAAGCTATGACTAATAGTAAAGTGCAATTAGAACAAGCTAAATCTCAGTTTGAAATACAAAGACTTCAAACAGAAGCTGAAATAAAAAGAGGCTTAATGCAGCAAGAGTTTAACTATAATATGCAATTAGCTAAAGAAAACTCTAGAGTTATAGCTGAAAAAGAAAAACAAATAGAAGATCGTAAAGATAAAAGACTTAAAATTCAAGGCACTCAACAGAGTGAAATGATCACCCAAAGAAGAGAAGATGGTTTACCTATAAACTTTGAATCTAAAGGTAATGATAATTTAGGTGGTATAGGACTAGAACAGTTTGCACCTAGATAATTTTATATTAACTATTATATTATATTATGTCAGAAGAAATAAAAGAAAGCGCCAGCGGTGAGTTATCACAAGGTGATTTTAAAGTAAAAAAGAAACCTAAAAAATTAGTTGCAAAAGATGATATAGCTAAAGTAAATTTAGGTAAAAAAGAAGAAATAAAAGAAGAAACTAAAGTTGAAGAAACTAAAACAGAAACACCTGTTGAAGAAACTAAAACTGAAAAGCCTGTTGAAGAGACAAAAGAAGAAGCTCCTATTATAGAAGAAATAGAAGTTAAAAAAGAAGAAGAAAACGTAAAAGAAGAAACTGAACAGGTTGTAGAAGATATTAAAGAAGAAGTAAAAGAAAATCCACAAGTAGAATTACCAGAAAACATAGAAAAACTAGTTGACTTCATGAAGCAAACTGGCGGATCTGTTGAAGACTATGTTAAGCTTAATAAAGATTATTCTAAGTTAGGTGGAGAACAATTACTTAAAGAATATTATAGTGTAAGCAAGCCACATCTAAACACAGAAGAAGTAGAATTTTTAATGGACGATAATTTTGCTTGGGATGAAGATGAAGATGAAAGAGTAGTTAAGAAGAAAAAACTAGCTTACAAAGAAGAAATTGCTAAAGCCAAAAGCTTTTTAAATAGTTCTAAAGAAAAATACTATGAAGAGATCAAGTTGAAACCTTCAGTATCTCAAGAACAAAAAAAAGCTAATGACTTTTTCAATAGGTACAACGAAGAACAGAAGGTGATTCAACAGCGTCACGAAAGTTTTACAAATAATACTAAAAAGTTGTTTGCCAATGAATTCAAAGGTTTTGAATATAATGTTGGTGATAAAGCTTTTAGATATAATGTAAATAACAAGAGTGATGTTGCTCAAAATCAATCTGATTTAAATAATTTTGTTGGGAAGTTCCTAGATAAAAAAGGTGAAATCAATGATTATAGAGGTTATCATAAAGCCTTGTATACTGCTAATAATGCCGATAAAATAGCACAACATTTTTATGAGCAAGGTAAAACTGATGCAATTAAAGATATGAATGCTAAATCTAAAAATATATCAAATGAAATTAGAGCTACTAGCTCTGGTGAAATGTTTATTAATGGGTTAAAAGTCAGAGCAATTAGTGGTGTAGATAGTTCTAAGTTAAAAATTAAAAAAAAATAACTTAAACTAAAAATATAAATTATGAGTTTTGCAACAAGTGGGAGTTTTCCTGCAAGTTTAATTCCAGCTCAAAAGAAACAAGCATTAGATAATAACTATTTGAACTTTGCAGACGGTACGTCTGACTGGGCTCAACAGTATTTACCTGAGCTTTATGAAGCTGAAGTTGAGAGATATGGTAACAGAACGTTATCAGGTTTCTTAAGAATGGTTGGCGCTGAAATGCCAATGACATC